TGGGGACGAAGCGGACGCCGGTGGTGCCGCGGCGGAAGAACATGCCCATGTCAGGCTCCGATCTTGGGATCGGTCACGGGTGCCTTGGGCGGGCTTGGGAACTTCGGTGCCTCGACGGCAGGCTCGACGACTGCGGGCTTGTCCTCGACGAGGACCCAGCCCTTGCCGGACCAGACCTGCTCGAAGGCTTCGATGGTGGTGACGGCACGCTCTTCGCCGTCCAGCTCTGGGTGCGTCATGACGACGGTGCTCATGCGGTGTACTCCCGTGGGTGGGCCAGTCTCAGCCACGGCCCCGATGGGTGCGCCGTCGTCCGCGTGGTTCTGGTGGGAGGGCGCGGTCCGCTCCCAATGCCTCACGCTAGAGGCCGGTCGTGGCGCGTGGGGTGTGACACGCCACGACTACCGGACGGGTCAGGCGTCCGCTGCTTCGTAGGTCGCCTCGAAGATGTCCGGCTTGCAGGGGTAAAACTCGCCTTGCACTCCCCGGATGACGTAGTCGAAGAGGTTGACCCAATGGCCGCCCTCCAGCGTGGCGATGATCATGCGGCCGTCCCGCGGATCAATAGTCACACCGGACTCGGGCCACGGCTTACGGCCCTCGATCACGTCGAGTGGCTCGAACGACCCGAGCGTGTTCTTCTCAATCCACTGGTAGATCGCGTGGGTTGCGCTGGTTACAGATGCGCCGGTCGGGTGGGGTCCGGCGCCGCCCCCGCAGAACTGCCGAGCCTCGATGACGACGGGCTTCTTGCGGAACATGGGCATCAGGCGCGCTCAGGGGTGAAGGTCAGAGTGAACGGCTGCCCGACTTCGAAGTGCTCAGCGACGGAGTCGAGTACGACCATTGTGAGGTTCAGAATGGGGGTCCACTTGGCCCATTCCTTGTTGCGGTCATCCGAGTAGTCGGCACCGAAGTTGAGATTGGTCTGTCCATCGGTGTTCTGGGTCTTGCTGGTGACCTTGATCTTGGCGGTGATGCTCATGGTGGGTTGCTCCTTCTATGGGCGTTGGTAGGTGATCTCGAACGTCTCGAACTGCTGCCACAGGCCACCGACGAGATCAGGGAACCCGTCGTAGTTGGCCTCACGGGTCATGACCTTCGCCGCGGTCAGGGTCATGGGGGTGACGTACCCGGTGCGGGTGCGGGCGGCGACCCGGGCGCGGATCAGGTCGAACAAGGTGCGGGTCTCAGTCTCGGTGGCGCACACGGCGCGGATGCCCAGCTGCAGGTGCAGGATGTCGTGGAACCCCGACTGTTCCGCGGCCGCGACAGGGGTGGACCCGGGCAGCATCGAGATGATGACGAACGGCACGAGCGTCTCCGGAGGCGGGACCTCCTGGTGCATGGTCAACGGTTTGCCGCCCATCGAAGCCGGCAGGACCGCGCCCAGCCACGTCTTGAGCGCGGCGACAACAGGGCTGGGTTGCCAGATCGGGTCAACCATCAGTGGCACTTCCTCTCACACGGCCAAGGACGCCCTCAACGGCGGTGACGGCCGCGGCCTGGAACAACGGTTCGATGGTGTCCCCAGCGGGCTTCCAATGCGGGTACGCCGACTGCTTGTAGACGCGACCAATGGAGTCGACCCCGACAAATCCGTACTCGAGGCGGTTGCCCTGCAACGAGTTGGTGTAGACGTCGCCCTCCACTGAGCGTTCCCCGTCCAACGTGCCTGAGCTGAACGACAGGCTGATGGAGCGGCGGTAGTCACCGGTGGCGACGTTCGGGCCCGGACCGGTGCCCTCAATGTGCGGGCGGCCGGGCTTGTGGAACCCGGTGGACACGTTGACCCGGACCTCGTTCTGCAAGCGCATGCCGTACTCGCGGATCGTGTCCTCCATGGCCTGCCCGACCTGGTGGCCGACGTCTTCGAGGTCGATCAGGGTCCCGGTGAAGGACACCTCAACGGCCAGTTCGTTGCTCATCGGCTTCCCTCCCGTCCAGGGAGTGGTGCACGAGCAGGAAGTTGCCGTTGATCTCTTCGACGCGGGGCCCGCACACGCAGGCGTCATCAGGGTGCTCGATCAGGTCGCCAAGAGGTCGCACGTGCAGTTCCATCAGTCAGCCAGCAGGTACGCGGTCAGTGCGGGGTTGTCGCGCAACACGAGGACGATGGGCGATTCAAACATTGAGACGACGGCTTCCTCGCGGTCGTCCTTCTTCTTGCCCAAGTCGCGCCAGTCGGGGCTGCCCATGACGGCCGTGCACAGGGCGTGCATGACCTCGTGCCAGAGCGTCACGCGTTGAACGTCGGGCGTGGCTTCGGGGTTGACGTAGATCGTGGCTTCGAGATTCAGGGTGTGGCCGTAGTCGCCTTTGGTCTGGACCTTGTGTTCGACTCGCACCCAGTCGTCAGGGTCGATGGTCACCCGGTAGGTGACTGGGCCGACGCGGACCGTGGCTGGCATATTTTCTGGCATATTTTCATGCCGTTTCTTCGCCATCAGACCTGCCCTTCACCACGCCGCGGAGCCGGGCGCTGAACTCGCGCTCCAGGCTGTTGATGATCCGGGCCGCCTCGACCAGCCGCTGCTCGGCGGGCAGGTCGTTCCACTGCCGGATGAACTGCGCCGGCGTCGGCCAGCAGTCAGGAGCCTGGACGTCGTCGGGTGCGCACTCACCAACCCGAAGGCGGGCAACCTCAGCCACAGCCCTGTCGCGCATATCCTCTAGCGCCAAACACGTGGTAATCGCCTGCTTGCGACTCATCTGGTCGAAGCGCACGGCCGGGTAGGTGGTGACGCTCATACCTGCCCGGTTTCGGGGTAGGCCACGACGGTCAGGTCACGGATCGCGCCCGCGCTGCTGTCGGGGATGGCTTTGACGATGAACTGGCGGGCCACAGCAAGCCGGGGGTCGCGGCAGGTCAGCACAGTCCACACGTCGCCGATCAGGACGTTGGTGACCGCGACAGGGAGCAGGAGACGCCAGTTGGTGTCGGAGCGCACCGTGCCCGGGTAGGGCTGCCCGTTCGACCCACCGGCTTGGGGGACGAGCAAGGCCACCTCGTCCGCGTAAGTCACCTCGGCGAGCACAATGACCTCTTCGAGGGTGTCAGGGTCCACAGTGACCAGGTCCTTGCCCCTTTGGCCCTTGACCGTGGTCCCGGACGTGGTCATGGCCTGCTCGGCCAGGGACTGGGCCCGGGCGAAGACCGACGTCAGGTCGAGGTTCATCGTCGTGCCTTTCGCTTCCGGGCGTACCAGGCGATGGGTCGCACCGTGTCGCCAGGTTCGGGGTGATCCTCGGGCACAACGACGCACCGGAGCATCTGGCGGATCCCAGCGTTCGGGCCGCGCAGGACGGTGCGCACGGCCGTGATGAGGTACGTGCGGCCAGTGGACACGCTCCGCAGGTACTCCCCTTGGAGGACTCGGGCGGACGAGTCGTAGAACAGACCTACCTCAGCTCCGAGCGGGGCACTCACTCCGGGGCCTGCCCGGTCTCGATGGCCTGGGCCATCTCAATGAGGACCTCGAGCGCGGCATAGATCGGGTTGCGGTTAAACCCGCGCTTCAAGGCAGCCTGGGTCAGAGTGTCAGGGTTGACCGACTGGAGGAACTCCACGGCGTGCGCACCCTGAACGATGGTGACCTCAGCGGGCCCGTCATAGGTCACGCCGCCCATCAACTCGACGTAGACCTTGGTCGAGCGTCGCCGATCGCCAGCCTGGATCGTGACACCACCGTAGGCAACGCGGTTGCTCAGGTCGTGGCCATCGACAGTGATGGTGCCTGCGCCGAGTTGGTCGATCTCGACATGGACGGGGTGCAGCACTGGAGCGGGGTCGTTGTGCTCGGTCTCGATGAGCGTTTCGTTTGTGGGCATGCCTGCCATCATGCCAGTGTGGTCCGTGGTTTGCGACACTCCACGCCTAAGCGGAACGCCTTGCTTGCAGGGCTGCGAGGCGCTTTGCTGCTGGCCCACGAGCCACCGACGCGACCGGCGCCAACGTCCCATTACCCCGACGGTCGACAACCTTGCGGAACCCCACGTCGGAGCCGTTGGCCGCGTCGACCAGCTGCTGCGCGGTGAACTGCGGGCCCATCGGCTTCGCCCCGATCAACGACTTGACGTCCGGGCGGGGGATCGTCACGCGTCGACAGTTGGGATGTGAGATGGGGACCGAGCGCGCCTCAGCGATGGGCAGGATCAGACCGTTGGCCTGGGTCGTGTCGTCGTGAGAAAGCCACCCACAGTTGGGCCCGTCCATGACCTCCATGAACTTCACCTGGTGGGACTCGGCCTGGTTGAACCCGCCCACCTGGTACGCCTCGGCTGTCTTGGTGCGCACCACCATGTCGGCGTAGGAGGCCAGGCCGTGGCGTGAGCCGTCCTTGTAGACGATCGCAGCCACCGACTGCTCCCGCAGGGCCTTGGCCAGGTCCCGGCCCGCCTGGGTGGCTGGGGTGCCCGTGTAGAGCCGGTCCGAGACGTGGTCCCGGGCCAGGGTGCGGATCAGGTCCTTGGTGGTTTGCCGCATGTGGGTGGTCGCGTGCAGCAGGTCCGCGTGGGTGTCGGTCGCAAGGTGGGTGATGGCGTCCAGGTCGACCCCGGTCGACGCGACAGCACCACCGACGGTCAGCGCGGTGGCGTGGGCGCCCAACAGGTACGCGTCGCGGACCCCGGACAGGACGTGCCGGGCGGCGATCTCATCGGCAGCGTCCGCCAAGGCTGCGATGTGGTTCTGGAGCTCCAGGAGGCGACGCCTACGGGCCGCAGCACCCATGGTCGGCCAGTCGGCCTCCAGCTGCTCGACCTGGGCGGAGATGCGGGCCCACACGGCTTCCAGGTCCCGACGCAGAATGATGGTCAGGGCTTCGATCGCGTCGGCGATCGCCGACGGGTTGTCAGCCACGGGCGGTGACCCGACGCAGGTGCGTCGAGAACGCCGAGCCCCCGGTCACCTCAGCGGTCTCAGCCTGCTCGAGGCGGAGGATCTGCGCGTCGAGCGCGACCAGGTCCGTCTTGGAGCTCGACACGGACAGGACCCCGGTCAGGGTGAACGATGATGCTTCGGACCCGCCGGCACCAGATGCACGCCGGCGCTTCAGCACCCGGAGTGCGACCAGGCGCCACCTGTCGGCCAACGCGGCCGCGTACAGGCCCAGGGTGACATCCGTGGGTGGGGTGGAGTCGCCGATCTCGTCACGGATCAGGTCAAGGTCGGTCGAGGTCAGCGCCATTATTCGTATCCTCCGGTGCGAGCGGAACTTGCTGATATGTGGTGACGGCCCCGCGCCCACGACTCGTGGTCAGTGGGTGCGGGGCCGCGTCAAACAGCGAGCAGTGGTCAGGCTTTCGCCGGACCGCGCGTCCGCTTGGGGCGTGGACCGCGCACCCGCTTCGGGCGTGCCGGCTTGGGCGCTGGAGCACCCGCACCGTCGTCCGCTGGCTCCGGCCCAACCACGGGCTCGGGGCCCTCTGAGGGGTCGGGGTCGCCGGATTCGTCGGCGGCACCGCCCTCAGTGGTGAAGTCGTCTTCCCAGACGAGAAGCTCCTCAGCCTCGTCGGGCTCGGTGTCGGCGAGCAGGTGCGCACCCACCTCGAAACCCTCCGGAACCTCGTCGCCAGCGAAGAGGACGACCGGACCGTCCGGCCCACCCACGTGCAGGTAGACCGAACCGTCCAGGTCCTCGCGGATCCGAGCCATGATCAGGCGACCGTCGCCGAGAAGAGGCCGTTGATGTCGGCTGCGACCGGCATGAACGTCGCGTTGGTCTTCGTCCAGCCCGTGACCGGGTCCGGGCTCTTCCACGCACTGGCGACAAGGCCCGGTGCGTCGTGGAGCACGAAGTCCACAGCCGCCGTGGTGGCGAAGTCCAGGGCCTCAGCGGTCAGGCCCCACTGGGACTCGCCGACACCGTCGGTGACCAGGATGAACCGGTTCACCGGGATGACGCGGGCGTTGGCGCCGTTGACGTACAGCTGGTGGTCGTACTCGTGGATCAGCGGCAGGCCGTTGTCGGAGCGGACCTGGGCCAGCTGGGACCGGTTCAGGTTCGGCTGCGCGCCAGCGTTGCCGCCCCAGTACGCGGCGCGGTACTCCGCGTTGCGCAGCAGGTAGCCGACGACCGTCGAGGACGTGATCGCCGCGACCGGTGCCTTGCCCGAGTCGTTCTTGACTACCAGCACCCACGCCTGCTCATCGCTGAGCGGCGTCGAGGTCGCGACAACACTCCACAGGACCGCGGCGGTCACCACGTGCGTCCCAGGCAGACCGAAGTCAGCCTCGATGGTCAGACCGTTCTCGGCGACCAGGGAGAACTTGCCGTCGGTGAGGAAGTCACCACGGGCCAGCTCGGCACGGTTCCGGACGGCGCGGACACTGTTCTCCACGTCGTCGTAGACGGTGGCGACCATGTCGTCCAGGGCGGTGCCACCGTTGCGGGCGGCCTCAAGGGACAGGCGCTCCCACTCGGTGAGCATCAGTTTCTGGCCCACAGGGGGCAGGAGCACCTCGGTGACGGCGATGCTGAGCGGACGGGACCCGATCGGGGTCTCAGCGTTGTACGCCCGGTACTGGGCGACGACGTTGGTCCGGGTCTTGCGTGCGACCCTGGACTTGATGCCGTTGATGATCCGGTCGGGAAGGAACCGGTTGAGGCTGTCAGGGAACTCGTCGGGGACCGTCCGTGCGAACACGGTGAGGTTGGCCGGCGAGACAATGTCCCAAAGCTGCATGGCTGTTTCTCCTTATCTGCCGGGTCAGACGAACCGGATGGTGGGGTTGTCGACCTTGGCCGAGGCGTCGACCGCGAAGGGCAGACGAGACTCGTCAACCTTGCCGTGGGTCAGGATGGCTGCGCCGACGGACTTGGTCGCGCTGATGGCGACGTTGCCGACAGTGAAGCCGACGAAGACGGTGCGCCCGTCAACTGCGGCGTTGTCGAACAGGCCGTACTTGCCGGTCGCGGTGACCTTGGCCACGGCGGTGCCGGACGGCAGGACACCGGTCGGGAAGTGCGTGGCGGGAACGAAGCCGACCGCGCCGTCAAGGGTGACGGTCTCGGTGGCGTCCGTACCGTGGGCCGATGCGATCCAGGAGTTGTCCTCCGGGGTGTAGCTGGTGGTGACGGGGCTGATGTCCACGTCTTGCTCCTCACGTGCGAAAGGGAACTGGTTGTGCTCGCACGTGCGGGCTCAGGTGCCGCCGTCGTCCACCGTTGCGGGCGGTGGTGCCCGTTCCCCGTATTACGGCTGCGGGGTGGCCGTGGTGCGTGCGTGGGGTCTAGGCGACCTTGGCGGGTGGGAAGCGTTTGAGGGCTTCCGCTGCGCCTTTGGCACCGAACGTGGTGCCCGCGGGGCGGGTCTGGAGGGGTCCCGTACCTGGGACGGTGTCGGCCTTGGGGACGACTGGTGCGAAGAATGTCGGGGCGGCAACCTTCACGGCCTCGATCGCCGCGGTGATCGCCGCGTCGTCGGCGTCAGCTGGCACGTCGACCAGGCGGGCCGCAAGAGCCAGCTGCGGGTTGTCCTTGCCGTCGACCTGCGGGGCGATACCGGCGATCAGCAGCGCCCGGGTGACCTTGGACGCCAGGATCGTGGCCGCGGCGGTCACGCCCAGCGCGTCGGAGGCGGTCTTGGCTGCGGCCGCGAGGTCGGTGGCCTTCTGGGCCTCAGTCTTGGCTGCCTCTTGGGCGGCGGTGGCGGTGGCGATCAGGGCCTTGGCCTCAGCGACAGTCATGCCGAGCTCGGCGGCAACCTCAGCAGCCCCGGCCCTCTTGCCCTTGGCGGACTCTGCGGTGGCGATGCGAGTCAGGTCGTCCTGGGTGAACTTCTTGTCGGCGGCGGCGGCCTGTGCAGCAGCAGCAGCAGCAGCTTGGGCGGCCGCGTCGCCGCCTCCACCACCAGCGCCGCCGTCATCTTCGGGCGCGTTGCAGAGCATGCCAAAGGCCAGCCCGGCATACGGGTGGTACTTGCCGCGGTTCCGCTTCATGCCCTTGAGCACGTTGCCTCCAAGATCGTTGTCGGTCTGCCCTTGCACGCCGGTGCGCATGCGGGGCTGTTCATTGGCTCACGCTAGAGGGTGCGTGTGTCGCGTGGGATGTGACACGCCACGACGCGCCGATCACGCGGCCGGTGGGACGATGGGAGGGACGGCCGGGAGGACTGCGGGCGGGACGACACCTGGTGGTGGCACGTTCGGTGGCACGGGCGGTGGTGTGGTCCCTGGCAGGGTGAAGATGTGTCCGCCGGCCAACGCCTCAGCCATGATCAGGTCGACCTCAGCGGCCGCGTCCTCGATCGGCAGCCCGGCCCGGACCAGCATCCGCACCGCGGTCGGGGTGGAGATGGCCCGGATCGGCAACAGCTCCTTCACGGCCTCGATCGCCGCAGGCAGGTCAGCAGGCAGTGCCGCGCCCAGGTCGATGCCCAGGTCCGGGGTGGGTCCGGCCGGGATCTGGGCCGGGTCGTTGGCCTGAGTAAGACGCAGGGCGAACTTCAGGATCAGCGGGTACTTGACGCCGCGGACGTTCCGCAGCTCGCGGACCAGGGCGGAGGTGGGCGCGAAGCCGAGCTCCAACGCGTAGCCGGACGGTGCGGCGGCGACGTCGACGCGGCCGAGCAGGACCAGGGCCAGGCGGGTGTTCTGAGACAACGTCTCCATCAGGTGGGTGGAGTACTTCAGCTGCGCATCCAGAGACTTGCTGGTGTCGACCTGGTCAGCGGAGGCACCCACAGGCAGGTTCCACTGCGCGCCCGGCCCACCATCAAGGACCGGGGACCCGGCACCCTTGACCACTGTGGCCGTGGGGGCACTGAGCTCGGAGGAGATCGACAGATCCGTGTCGGCGCCCATCAGGTCATCCAGGATCATCGCGACCCGCATCAACGTGGACCGCCCGAAGTGCCGACCACCGGGTTCGTCGTTGGGCACGTGCACGACCGGCATGAAGTCGACCTGCAGGTCCGTGGCCGCCTTGACGATCGTGACGGCGGCCGCATCTGCCGGGATGGTGTAGATCGTCCAACCCTGTTGCAACCGGTCGGTGGGGATCTCGATGACCTCCATGACGCACGTCCACTCGCGGGTGCCACCCCAGGGCGCGGACACGGCGTGGTCGAGCTTGACCATCCGCCAGGTCGTGCGGCGCAGGATGGACCGGCCGTCGGGCTGCTCGGTCTCCCACGCCAGGTGCACGACGGGCGGGAAGTCGTCGTCGTCCCAGTCGGCGTACTCCGTGGTGTCAGCTGCGAGGAGGTCAGGGAAGTAGAACCCCGGGTCGTAAACCTTCAGGCGGGGGCGGCCTGCACCTGCTGACCAGCCCAGGACGTACACGCCGTCACCGTCGGTGATGGTGGACTCTTCACCGGTGAGGAGCTTGCCGACGAGGCGTTCCTTGGCGGCCCAGGCCTCGAGCCAGTCCCGCACGACGACAGTCGCGGCGTTTTCGGTGTCACCCTCCTGTGTCGGATCGGTGACCACGATGGTCTGGTCCTCACCCAACACCAGGGCCCGGGTCGCGTCGCAGATCAGCCCGGCGTGGCCGTACTCGCGCATCTTCGCCGCCTCAGACGGGTCCGAGCTGGTGGGGAGGCGCCCGAACGAGTCGAGCTCCAGGCCGCCCTGGACGCCCCACATCGCGGCGGGAAGGTAGAAGCGGCGGACGTTGTCGACGTAGGCCGACAGGATCCGGTACGCGGTGAGCCGGCGGGCGTCGACGTCGTCCACCCACTGGGCAACGTACAGGGGGCGACCTATGCCGTCGTGGCCGTCGCCGAGGTCTGCGATGTGCGAGAGCGGGGACCATTGGTCGTGAAGGAACGTGCGCAAGGGGGCCTCCGTCGTCGTTGTGGCGTGTGGCACGCCACAAGGGACACCGTATCGGGCTACCCGACGTCTGGTCCCTGGGCACGCGGCGAGGCTGACTTCAGCAAACCTGCAGTGATGAGCATCTGGTCGGTCTCCGCGAGCAGTGCCGCAAGGGCATGGCGGGTATCGAGCAACTTGTTCACGATGTCGAGCCGCCGGTCCAGGTCCGCGTTGGTGCCGACGACTTTCACGCCGATGGTGCGGTGCTTCATGCGGTCCTTCTCTCTGGTTGGAGTTGGGCACTCCGGGCAAGCCCTACCACCTGCGTCGTCTTGGGGTCATGCTTCATCCGATACCGGATTCCCTGGACTGCGCACATGGTTCGTCCAAGGATCTTGGCGATCTGAGTCAGGGTCAGGTCGTGGCGACTGGCGATCTCCATCTCAGGTCCAGTCCACTGGTTACCGTGAGCCCGACCGCCTTGAGTCTTCAAGTTCGCCCGACGCCGAACCTCAACCACGTCGTATCTGGTGTCCTGGCGTCGTTGCTGAACCGACGCAATCGACCGCTGCAGAATGCTCGCAGCCTCAACCGATGTCAGGTCCTTACGGTTCGCGATCTCAACTTCGCCTTCGGTCCATCCCTTGCGATGGTTTACACGATGGGCCGAAGCCTTGTTGCGGGCGATATTCAGTTGCGCGCTGCTAGTCGTGACGCACTGCACACACTGCCTTTTCCTCAGATTCTTGCACCGGGTCACCCTGGGAAAATGCGCCGCTTGAAAGAAAACCCCACACTCCGGACAGGTCTTTGCGAGGAGCACTCGATCTCCGATGATGCTGAGATCCGACAAAGATCGGGCAAGCTGTGTGGCCGCCATCGCACATACCTTCCCGCAGGTCCGTCGGCGCCGCCACGACCCAAGGTCGCCAAGGCGATTCAGGTTGGGACCGAACTGATTGCCGCACTGCTCGCAGGTCTTTCGCTCGCTTGGGTCGATCATGGGCTACTCCCTTGGGCGTTGATTCTAGATGGATCGTAGCGGATAAACGCGCACCGTAGCGCACATTCGACACGAAAGTTTGTCAGCGTCGACCTGCCGACCGTCGTCGCGCTACGGCCTGCTGACGGGCGGCACCGACCCCGGCATCCGCATGCTTGTCCAGGAACAGGGCGGTCAGGGCATGAACAGCAGCGTCGATGCGGTCTGGGCTGTCACCCACCCCGGTCCATGCGGTCATCTGGTCCTCCAGCGCCTGGAGGCGGCTGGTGCCGTCAGCTGCGTGGCAGATCTTACCCACCTGGTAGATCGCCGCCACGGACTCGGCCCGGATCCGCTTGGAGCGGTGCGCGTGCACCCGGGTGATCGGCGGCGCCAGCGCCGGCTGCCAGGACGGGTGCAGCCGGCGGTATGACGCGATCGCGGTCTGCCACGACGTTTGCAGGACGGTCAGGACCATCTCCCCGCCTTGGTTGTCCTCGATGACGATGCCGGTGCCGTTCCAGTCGAACACCGCATGCCAGACCGCGCACCCCCACTCCAACGGCGTCCCACGCAGGGACCGGTCGTCGACTACCCAGCCGATGCCTTCGGTGTCCATCGCGGTGACCACGATGCCCGTCTCATCACTGCTGGTTTTGGACGTGACAGCGGGGTCGACACCGACTAGGACCCGGGCCCACTTGTGCATGGCGTCGCCTGTGCGGCCACGGAACGCGCTGATCCACGACTCCTGCCACACGGTGCCCTCAGCCGGGGTGGGGCGTTGCTGGTACAGCGCAGCCCACGTCCGGGCCGGCGACGCCGCCTTGATCTTCTCCCACTGCGCCACGGTGCGCCGGCGCGCGCTGGCCATGAACTCCCCGAGCTGCCGGCCGAGCGGGTCGTCGGCGGGGTCCAGGGCTTCAGCTTGGGCGGGGATGGAGATGAGCTTCCACCGGGCTGCGTCCTCCTGCTGGAGGAGCCACCCGGCCAGGTCGTCCGGATGCCACCTGGTTTGGATCAGGACGACAGGGGCACCAGGGGCCAGACGGGTGGAGCCGGTGTCGGTCCACCAGTCGATCACGTTGCCGCGGATCGTGGGAGAGTCCGCGTCGGCCCGGTCCTTGATCGGGTCGTCGATGATCAGCAGGTCCACGGGGCGGCCGGTCAGTGCGCCACCGATACCGGCGGTGTACACGCCGCCTTCGTGGCCGTCGAGCTGCCATTCGTGCTGTGCGGCGAGGTCGTCGCGGATTCGCAGGCCGAGGGCTTTGCCGTGCTGGGTGATGGTGTCGCGGACGGCGCGGCCCCAACGCCTGGCGATGTTGGACTCGTAGGAGATGATCGCGATGCGGGTGTCTGGGTTGCGGTGCAGCAGCCACAGCGGGAACCACCTGGAACACCTGAACGACTTGCCCTCCTGGGGGGGCATGCAGATGATGAGCCGCGCGTCAGGGGTGGTGGCGGCTTCGACGAGTGCGGCGTCGATCAGGTCCAGTGCCGGGGTTTGGATGGTGCGCGGGTCGAACTTGACGGCGAGGTCGCCGGGGGTTGCGTAGGCAGCCCGCCAGTTCGGGTCGAACATGCGGGCTGCGGCTTCGAGGAATCCTGTGGACAGGGCTACTCCAGCCGGGTCATGACGCGTTCCCGAAGTCGAGGACGCCTTGGCTCAGTCGCTTGGCTGTGACCTCACAGAACGCCTCATCCTGCTCGATGACGACCACGCGGCGACCCATCTGTTTGGCGGCGATGGCTGTTGTCCCACTGCCCGCGTAGGGGTCAAGGATCAGGTCGCCCTCATTCGTGTGCTGCTCGATGATGCGCGACATGAGCCAGAGCGGCTTCTGTGTCGGGTGCTCGCGAACCACCCGCCCAGAGCCCATAACGATCGGCCCCTCGAGAACGTTGACCGTGTAGCCGCCGCTATTCCACGTCCACCCGCCCTTGCCCTTGACCTGCCAGACGGCCATCTCGACCGCGCGGACGTAGAGCTTTCGGAACGCGGGTGTCGGGTTGGACTTGCGCCAGTAGATGAGGTTCCGGTGGTTCAGGCCTGACGCCATGTAGTCACCGATCAGAAACTCACTCGTGAAGGCGATAAGCGAGCCACCTTCACGCAGTAGGCGGGTCGTCTCAGACAGGAACACATTGGGCATCCACGTCCGGTCCCACGTGCCGAAGTCGCGCTGCACCTTGCGGGCGGTTCCGTCCTTGCGCTTGAGTGTGCCGAGCGTCGTGCCCTCGCGCCCTGATCGGTCACCACCACTGACGTTGTATGGCGGGTCTGTAATGACCGCGTCGAATGGGCCTTCGAGCGCAGACAGGACGCCTGTTCCGCCGAAGGTGCCATCGGAGTCGCCGTGGTAGAGCGTCACGAATTCGTCTTGGTAGTAGGGCTTCACGCACTGCCGCCTGCGATGGCGCGAAGATGACGGGGCACGATGCTGGCGACCTGGGAGAGCTGCTCCGGGGACAGGTTCAGGTCGTCGAGGATCCGCCGGATGGCCTCAGCAACCAACGCGCCCTGCTGCTCAGCCAACTGGACGCGGCGTTCTTCGATGCCGGCCCGGATCGCCTCGGAGCAGACCTTGATGAGGCGGTCGCGTTCCCGGGAGTACAACTCGTACCAGGCGTTGGGTCCGGCGCGGTCGACGGTGGTTTTGCCCCAGTCGTCGCCGCCGGTTTTCTGTTTGAACTCGACTTGTCCCCAGATGAGGGCGTGGCCGCCGGGTCGGACAACGGTGATCGGCGCGCCGTCTTCACTGTCGCCTTCGATGACGGTGTCTTGGGAGGCGCGGTCTTCGAGGTCTTGGACTTTGGAGCGCAGCCACTGGACGTGGACGTAGGTCCAGGTGACCTCTTCGAGGAGGGCTTCGGTGGGGGAGATGTTCAGGCCGTCGAAGCGCACTCCGAGGGTCTTGCAGGCGCGGATCTTCGCGGTTTCAGCCTCAGCCTGGGCGACCCGCTCGGCGGCTTTGCGCCGACCTGCGGGTGTGCGGCCACCATGGGAGGCGCAGACCTCCATGCCGTTGACCTTGGGGCGTCCGCAGGGTTGGCCTTTGTTGTTGTGGCAGGCGGCTTTGGGGTGGACCTGGTTGCAGCGGGTGCATGTGCCATCGGGGAGGACCTTGGCGCGCGGGTGGGAGGGCATCAGGTGGCCTTCGTGGTGGCGTGCTCGCGATTGAAATGCGTGTAGAAAGCGGCCTGTCCGCCCCTGTCGTGGACGTTCGGCACGCACAACCGGCAGGTCCACCAGCCGAGGGGAAGCACACCCCGGTAGGCGTCCTGTGGGGTGCTGGTCGACGGGCTCACCAGTTGCCTCCCCATGGCTCCCAGATCCGCCCGGCCTTGGTCCGCCGATCGGTGAAGATGCGCTGGTCCTTCAGATCACGCAAGGCGGTCAGGACGTCGGACTCCGCGAACTTCAGATAGGTCGCGATCTCCGTCGCGGTCGGGCCTCGGTCAAGGTCGCGGTGCAGGTACCAGACGGCGGAGATGACCGCGCGGGTTACGTCGGCGGCCATCAGTAGCCGCGTTCGAGCAGCGCGTCGTCGGCCCGGTCTTGCTCGCAACCCACGTTGGCGCACCCTTGCTGGTGGCATGCTTCGTGGGCGGGGCCGTCTCCGCAGTCGGCGACAGCATCGTGTTCGGTGCAGACAACACCGTCACAGAGGTGGCAGGACAGTCGCCCGTCGCAGGGCTCGTCCGGGTCGCCTTCGAGGCAGGACGTGCCGGGGTCGTCGCCCAGCTCACGGACGCGGGGCGGTTCCAGGGACAGGTCGTAGAGGCTCATGCCGCTGCGCCTCGCCGGATGCCGTTGGTCCAGGTCCCGGCCTGGTTGACGACCGCACCGCATTCGCAGCGCAGCCAGTCGCAGGCGTGGTTGGTGTCGGGGCAGTGGGGTTTGCCTGTGTCGGCCAGGAGGTGCCCGCAGTCGGGGCAGCGGGGCGGGAATTGACGCTCCGGGCGGGCCGGGGTTGCTGGGCTGGTCATGACGCACCATCGCGGCCGGTGAGTCGGGCCAAGGTCGCGACGCACACCACGGCGACGTTCGGGCTCGGGTGCTCGCCGCGTTGGACCTGAGCCCACGCCACGCTCAGCGCGATCGACTCCGCAGGTTCAAGTGCGGCTTCGGCATCGGCCTCAAAAATGACGACGTGGGCGATCGACACGAAGTCAGCCAGAGTCATGCCTTGGTCCGCGCCAAGGCGTTGGTGTTCGTCGCGGATGACCTTGGCGTAGCGCGCCTGACGGACAGCGGCGGCGCTCATGCGGCACGCTCGGTTTCGGTGCGAGGCCGGACGACCAGGACACGGAAGCCTCGGGAGGTCATCTCGTCGGCGTAGATGGCCGCCTGGGTCGCGGACAACCCGGAGCGGGCCTTGACCTGCACGCCGTGCTCGTACACCTCGACGCGGGTCACGCTGCGTCCCTGTCGAGCACGCGCCGCAGCTCCTCGACGGCGCGAGGCTCGAAGTCGATACCGACCGTGTTGCCAGTGGCAGCGTCAGTCAAGGACACGTAGAGGATGCCACTGCCGATGAGGCCCGCGGACGCGGTCTTGGTCACAATCTGGTGGATGCGGTAGTCGGCGGCGGACGTCTTGCGGTGCCGGCCTGTGTAAGCGGTGGTGGCCATCTTGTTCCTCTTTCCATGGGCTCCACCTGTCGGGCGGACAGTGGGGCGGTGGTCCCAGATGCCTGGGTGCATCTCTGATCATGGCACAAACTGGAACCTGTGGTAAGCCACACGCCACAGAAATGTCAGCTTCGTGCGAACAACACGTTCTTGAGGCAGTCGACGCCGAACTGCAACAAGCCCAGATCACGCCACCTGGGAGTGTGGTTCGACGCGTACATCCGCACGTAAGGCGCCCCGTCGATGCCCACAGACTCGACGACCAGGACCCAGCCGGTGATCAGGCCCTTCTCTGCCGGTTCGTCAGCGTGGTCTTGCAGGGTCTTGGTGATCGCCACTTCCAGGGCGCCGGACTGCCCGCTCACAGCCCCTCCAGCCAGAGCAGCACATCGGCGGCAAGATGGGCCGGGGTGCGGTTGTTGACGAACTTCGCGTCGAACGGGTACCCATCCAGCGCGTGTTCGGTGATGTGGTCGTTGGCCGGGCCCACGCCGGGGCGGATGATCTGGATGACCTGGCCGCCGGCGTTCACGATCGCGTCGGCCTCGTTAGGCATCCGCACGTCGGTGATCACCACCGGGCCGAACGGCAGCTGCTCGAGCACTGCGTTGAGCCACACATCCGGGCCCAGGTTGGCGCGCATCACCTGCCCGATGAACTGCAGGTACTCCCGCACGTAGGGGACCTCACGTTTGGCTTCATCCCAGGAGGTGTCGTCGACGGCTTCGGCCACAGTGGTGTCCAGGTCGTAGGCCACGGCGCGGATCCGGTCCGCTAGGGCGACCCGGCTCCAGCCGGCGGGGGCCAAGGCTTCAGCGAGGGCATCCTTGCCGGTGCCGGCGTACCCCGCGAGACCCAGCAGCGTCGGGCTCATGAGAGGACCTTCAGGTCATGCCAGCCGTCGACATCCACGGTGACCACCACGACGCCAGCATCGGAATCCGAGCCTGCCCTGTGCCTATACCAATCGCTCCCATTATCTTGAGTTGGGGCCTGAACCCACCACTTGGACCGCCCAGTGTGCCGGTTCTGGCCCGTTGCTTGGACCCGCATGCTGTGGAAGTGCCCGGTCAGCAGGATGTCCGCATCGGCCAGCGCTTGGCCGCCGTGGGTCTGGTTGGCCCACCACTGCGGGATCTGGTCGGGGCGGTTGACCTGGTGGCCGTGGGCCAGGCCGACGATGGTGCCGGCGACGTCCAACGCCAACGTCTCTTCATGCTTGTCCGGCCACAGCACACTGACGTGCCCGAACCGGTCGGGGTTCATGGCCAACGCTTTGCGGATCTGTTTGAGAGCGAAGATCCCCCAGTCGTCCCCGGGCAGGCCCAACGCGCCTTTGCCTGCGCGCCACCGGCAGTGGTTCGAGCCGACGCCGGCCATGACCACAGAACCGTGGGTGCGGGCCAACGTTTTGACGGCTTCGAGCTCGACGGTGGTGGCCACGTCGATCTGGTCCATCAGGGACAGGTCGTTGGTGAACGCCTGGGACGAGGTGTTCTCGAACCCTTCCACGAGGTCGCCGAGGTCGAACAGGTACGCGGCGTCATTGCGGTGTTTGCGGGAGTAGGCCTCGATGCCTTCGAGGTAGCCGGCTTGGCGTTCGATGAGCTGTGCGGTGCCGCCCCTGCTGGCGACCTTGCCGGTTTGCGGGTCGGCCCACAGCACGACGGTCGCGGATGCGACCTTTTCGGGTCGTTCCGCGGCCGCCTTGGAGGTCCTGCGGGCCGCACGCGCACTGGTGAACAGTTGGCGCAGGTCCGGAGTGTTCGTGGACGTCAGGCGCCGCACGTTGAGCCGGTAGTAGTGCATCCGCACCACCTCGGAGACCCGCAGCTTGGTATCGGGGTCGATACTGGCTTGGAGGGCGTCCCAGCCGCGGACGTTGACCGGCTCGACGACCTCCACGTCGGCCGGGTCCATCCCGGCGTCGATCAGGTATGCGTCCCAGGTGGTGGGGCGTTCGGTCAGGGGTCCGGTGGTGATGTTGCCGGTGTTGCCGTCCCACTGGTAGCCGGGCTCCCACCCTTTGGGGTGGACGACCTGGGCGTTGCGCGGGGTCGGCGCCGGGGTCGGGTTGGACGCGGCGATCGCGTCAGCCAGGGACATGGTCACAGGCAGCGACACTCTTTGCGGCGGTGCCGGCCGATGCTGTTCTGGGACAGCGCCTCGGCCAGTACGCCTTGTTCGGCGAGGTATGCGGTGGCCCGGTACAGCTTGGCGATGGGCTCAGTGCCTCGGGCGGCGGCTGCCAGCTCGGTGGCCAAGGCCGGGTTCGTCTCGGCCAGCTGGTCAATGAGGGCGGTGACGGCGCAGGGTGTGCCGGGTCGGCGGTCGGCCTGTTCGAGGGCGTCTGCCAGGGACAGGGTCATTAGTCGTCCTCTTCGGTGTCGGTGTCGGAACTGGCGTACTCGTCGAGCAGTTCTTGTTCGGCGAGGGCTTCGACGGCGTACTGGGCCAAGCCTCGGGCCCGGTAGTCGGGCAGATACCCATCGCGGAGCAGGACACCTTCGTCGCTTTCGGTGTTGCCGTTGGAGTCCCAGGTTTGGGCGGACAGGACCACGACGTAGTTGGTGACCACGGCGTCGGGGGCCCAGCCGTACAGGACGGCGGCGGCTTGGACGGCGGCGGTCAGTGCCGTGTCGGCCTGCACCTGCTCGGGCGTCCGGTCCATGGGCTCAGTGTCCGGCTGTGGCATGTGGGGTGGGTGATGCCACACCGTGGGTCAGCAGCACGGGTGGACGCTCTGCCCGGGCTCGATCGGGTCCATCACGAGCCCGCACGTTGCGCACGTGGGCTTGCTTGGAACCAAGACAAGGGTCCGCTTGCGCTGGCACGTGTCCAGGTGGCAGGTGTAGGCGTCACCTTCGATGGGCAGGTCGCGAACCGAGACTTTGAGGGCCAGAGTGCCGGTCAGGATGATGTTGCCGGTCTCGACCGGGTCGCGGTCCAACGGCATGGGCACCCCATGGGAGGTCTTGGCCCAGCGGATTGGTCGGGAGCATTCGCGGCAGACGTTCATGGCCGGCGGCCGCCCAGCGCGTCGAGGAAGTCGGCCCAACCCAGCTCGAGGGAGCCGATGAGGGCGACCTGGTCTGGCGGGTAGCCGTCGTGGAGGGCTTGTGCGCGGGTGAGGTCGACGCTGAAGCGCAGCTCGTCGGCCCGCTCGCGCAGGTACCGGGGCACGGACCGCACCACGGCCGGGAGCAGGGTCACACGCTCGGGGAGTTTCATACGGTCACCAGGGACAGGGTTTCCAGGGCGCGGGCGGTGCGGACGTTGATGGGGATGCCGGTGGCCAGGAACGCCTGGTGGGCCAGGAGCTCCATGTCGGCCTTGAGTTGGGCTTCGGTCTGGATGATGGACCGGTTGACGTGTTGCAGGAACCGGGTGATGGCTTGGCCTTCGAGGACGTTCATCCGCTCGGTCATGCGGGGTCCCTGACGGTGGCGACGTTGATCTCCAGGAGCGGTGGCGCATCAGGCGGACCGTGCCCGGCCATGTATGAGTCGACGTCGGCCGCGAGGTCGGCCCAGAGCTGACGGAGGCTGGTGTCCTCGTCGGTGCGTGACATGTCCAGGAAGTAGTCGCCGAGCTGCGCCAACGTCAACATGGCGCGGCCTCCGGGGTGCGTGCGCCTCGGAGGTCAGGTGCCAGCACGGCGGGTGGCACTGGACGCACTTGTACGCGCGGACCTCACGCCGGTTGGGGGACAGGCTGATGGTGTTGATGACCAGAGCGCGTTCGGCCTCAGGCTGGGTGGTGAAGCGTTTCTTCCCGCAGGGCTGGATGCGTTCGAGGAGGGTTTCGGCCAGGACCAGGTGGGAGTGGGTGGTGAGGTGTTCCAAGAGCGCTTCGGGCCCGTGGTGGGTGCGTCGGCAGACCGGGCAGCGCATCACAGTGCGCGCCGGTTGTCAGCCTCGTTGAGGCTCTGGCGGACACTGGCGTCCCCCACCACGTCACTCGTCCACGTGCACTTGCCTGTGGTCTGGTCCCACACGATCAGCAACCCGCCAAGGTGCGGCATGATGCTGTCGTATGCCTGCCACACCTCGTCCACGCCCTGCCGGGGAGTGGCCTCGTTCCGCCCGTGCATGCGGCGGATCATGTGGTCAGCTTCGTTGATCTGATACACGGAGTTGACCGTGGTCACGGTGCGCACGTTTGGTAGTGGCTCCTGCGCGTCCTCAGCCGGCCGTGCACGAACGCGGTCGGCGTCGTCCTGGTCTGCTTCGTGGCGCTCGGCGAGGGTGGTCATGGGTGGCTCCTGAGGCGCGGAGGGGTGTCCTGGTTGGATGGTAGCGGATAAGTGCGCTACGTAGCGCACAATGGACACGGCAATGTTGCGGGTGTCTCTACGCACGCACCGGGTGAGCTCGTGGGCGTGGACGGTCCAGGTGGGGATCATTTGGTCCTCCTCAAGGTTGCTTCGATGGATCCGTTCAGGAGGTCTGTCGGGCGCCAGACGTACACCTCCACCGAGGCGGCAAACGCCAGGGCGTGCAGCCACTCGGACTGAGCGAAGGTGGGTTTGCCCTTCTCGGTTTTCAGCTCGGTGAAGATCAGCCGGCCACCCTTGACCAACGTGAGGTCTGGGTAGCCGGGCTCAGACCTATCTGAACGGTGGGTGTGGTACCCGAGCCAGCCGAGGGCGTGGGCGAGGGCGCGGACCTGGTTGAGGAGCGCATTCTCGGTCATGGTCTTGGCCAGGGCCGCTAGGTAGTCGGTGGCGGTTATCGTGTGCCTGGTCACGACGTGGCCCTCCGCGCCATTTCAGCGATCATCCGGCGTTTGGCTGCGCGCACCAGGTCGGCGAACGCTTCCCGGGTTTCGGCGTCCATCTCGGCGCCGCCAAGGACGGGGATGACCTCGCCATCGACCTCGACGGGGCGGCACTAGTCCTCGCTCACGACGCACCGCTGTTGGCGAGCTCGAGGAGGACGTCAGCGTGGCACGGCTGATCGAGCCGGCAGTAGCACATGAGGGTCTTACCGGCGAGTTCGTCGCGGATCTGGGCTTCCCATCCGCACTGGGCGACGTAGGTGCGGAAGAGCTCGACGGCGAGGGTTCGGGTGATCGTGACCTTCAGTCCATCCATGGGGAGCACTGCGTCGCCGACCCGGAACGGGTTGGACCAGTCGGACGGGCGGGTGACATTGACTGCGCCTTCGGGCATCCGCCAGCCCTTGGTCCGCTTGCGCTGGATCCGCACAGGGGCGCTCATGGCGCGGCCGTTCCGAGGTCGCCGTACTCGTCGGTCCACTGAGCGCTTTCGCCTCGGTGGTCCCACGAGACGTGGCAGTCGGCGCAGGTCCATGAGTCACCGTCGTTGTCGAGGTCATCGCCGCAAGTCGGGCAGGACGGGGCGTTCCACTCAACCTCGCCGGGCAGGACGAGGCTGCCGCTAGCCTCACGGCGCCGTTTCGGGCAGTGGCACATGTGGTTGAACGACATGCCGCTAACCAGTCCGGTCGTGTAGACCCGAGGACCCCACTCGCAGCTGCGGTCGTGCTTCCCGGCTGACACTTGTTCGGCATGGTGGCGCTCAGCGTCAGCGGCGAACCTACTGAGGCCGCTCATGACGCCTCCCGGATCGGGTAGCGCAGCTTCTCGTTGAGGCCGTCGGGCAGGTCCCAGTTCCAGAACCCCTGGTGACCCACAGCGGGGATCGGGTTCGACCCCAGCGACGAGATGGACGTGATGGACCATGCGAACCGGCCCGGTGAGTGGTCGCCAAGGGACCGCTCACGGTCGTCCGGGTGGTGTCCGCTACTGGTGGTGGAGCGGGTCTGGAACAGGTCACCCACGGCCACCACAGCACCCATCGGCAGCCGGTACGGCCACGACAGGGACTTGCCTCGCAGCAGCAGCCCGGACTGGTCACGCTCGACCTGGTACGGGCCGACCTCGAACCAGTCACCAATCCGGCACGGCCACGCCAGCCCGGCATGGATCACAACAGGCCCGCGGTACTTGGTGTCCCAGGACCTGGTCTCCATCTGCTTGACCCCGAGGGCGAAGAACGTGGCCCAGGGCTGGCGGATCGTCAGCGCCTTCACTTGGTGATCCCTGGGACGAACTCCCACATGAAGTGGTCGTCATCCCATGCCGTCTCGACCGGGATGAGGATCCTGGTGCCAGCCTTGGACTCGCACTGCGCGTCATAACCGCCGTTGATCCAGTTCGCGTGGTTGCACTCACCACTGTCGACCATCCGTGACGGCGGCTCGCACGCGCAGTACTCCTCGCACCGGCAGTCGTGGACCATCCGGCACGCGGCACCAGGGCGGGACTTGCAGACCAGGGTCGCGCGGATCCCGTCGTCGCCTTCGAGCTCGAGGTAGTGATCCACCGGGGGCCGCGGGATCGGCTCGACGTCGATGTCCAGAACTTGAGAATGGTTCTCAACTGGCTTAACTTGAGAATCGTTCTCATTACCAGAGGTCACCGGACAGGTTGACATAATCATGGGTTACTCACCTTCGCTGGCTTGCAGTCCTTGGCGTGGATCCCGGGCCAGGCGTTGACCAGGGCCCGGCCGAACGCGTTGTTCTCGCAGTCGACGGACAGTCCACAGGGTTCGCAGCTGACGCTGATCCGGTGGCCGTTGACGACGGGTGCGGGGATGGCAGCTTCGGCGGCGGCTTGGGCTTGGAGCTTGTCGACGTGGGCGATCATGTGGCGGATGTCGGGTTTGGTGAAGCCTCGGACGGTTTCGTTGAGTCGTTCGCCTCGTGCGCCTAGGCCGGTTCCTTTGGCGTTGACGAGGGTGAGCACCATGGTCTGGTCGTCGCCGGGCTTGTCGAGGGCGTCGGTGAGCATCTGGCGGTATTCGGTGGGTGTCATGCGCGTTCTCTCCAGTCGGTGGGCGGGGTCGTGTCGGGTTCGGCTTGGGTGGTTTCGACGGTCGTCTTTTTCGGTCGTCGTTTTCCTGGTGAGGTTAAGTACGTACTTGAAGAATTGAGGGAGTTGGGAGTAGGAGAAGGAGTAGGGAGTAAGGAGTAAGGAGTGGGGCATGGGTTACCTAATGGGTCAGTCGATGCCTCACTGGAAGGGTTAGGCGAAGGGTTACCGGAAGGGTTAGACGTGGGGTCTTCGTGACCCCAATCCGAAGGGAAACCAGCCAGGTTCGGAGGGAGTACCTCAAGGGCTTGGTCGGGGGTCATCGAGCGCTTCTTCAACAGGCCTCTGACGTCGGGCCGGGCAGTCCATGCCTTCAGGTTCGAGTCGTCCTTGAAGAGACGCTTCAGCTCATGCACGATGACCGCCTGGAGAGTCCTGGACGCCATCGCGCCGTATGCCGTGACCATCGCGGCGGCCACGTTAGGTTGGTTCATCAGGCCGTCGTTGCGGATGAATGAGCGGATCAACACTTCCTCGGTGTCCCGGTCGACCACGATGTAGTGGTTCTGCTCCAGCTCGACCGCCGCGGCCTCTACCCGGCCCGGTGAGACGTCCACAGCCATGGGTGCGATGCGTGCCGGCCGCCAGTCCCTCACACCGGCATAGGACAGGCCTGGTGATGTCAGCAGGTGCAGGTAGAGCCACTGTGACTCCGCTGGCAGGTCCCGGAAGTCCTCGTCAGCCCACATGGACAGTAGGATCCGGGCGTGGTCGCGGGCCATCAGGCGATCTCCTCGTTCTCTTCTTCGTCGTTGTGTCCAGCTGTGTGCCGGGTGTCGTACCAGCGGGTGGCGCGTTCTTCCTCAGTCATGCCCGCCCAGAACCCGTTCTCCTCGGTGGAGGAGGCCTCTTCGCAGCGGCGCAGCACGTCGCAGGTGTGACAGATGGCCCGGGCTGCAGCCAGGGCGCGTGCGCGCAGGACCACGCGCTGGGTGGACGCCAGGGCGGGGAGTGCGGCCGCGGTGTCGTACAGCTCGTACTGGCCCGCGCAGGCCGCGTCGGCGGTCCACCCGGACTTCCCTTCGATCAGTGACCGGAGGTTGTGGTTCATGCGGCCCGCCGGTCACGGGTCACGGTGCGCGTGGTCACGCCCAGCCGGTCAGCGACCTGGTCGGCGGACAGTCCTTGGGCGGTGAGCCGTGCGACAGCGATGGTCCGCTCGGGTTTGGTCAGGTGGACCCTGTCGCCGTGGGTGGCGCGGGCGATCGCGACGTCGTCCATCTCCAGGTCGACGGTCGCGCCGAGCTTGGGTTGCTCGTTGGGGTCGTCGATGTTGTCCCACGCCAACGGTGGCGCCCAACCCCTCGACTTCGCCCACTGGGCAGCCTTCACGCATGGCCCTGTGGTCATCGAGCGGCCCTCGTACAGGTTCCGGATCGTCCTGGCGGTGCCGACCCACACCCGGGCCCGCTTCGGGGTCCGGTACGAGCCGACAGCCTGCACGGTCACGCCGAGCTGGTCGGCGATCCAATGCTGAGACCAGCCCATCGCACCCAGGGCTTGGATCCGGCGGCGCGTCCCCACAGCGGACACCCACCGGCCGTCCGGGACGTGGTCAAGGTCGAACTGCACTGCCAGGATCGCAGCCTCACGGGCCGGGCGGATCTGATGCTGGTAGCCGTGGTGGTTGGCCAGCATCAGCGTCGACAGTGCGGAGGGGTGCTCGCCGACCATGAGGGCGATGGACTCCAGTGAGAGCCCGAACTCTCGAAGGTCCCTGACGTGACACCTTGCCGGTGCCGGGTCGACGAACGGCGCCCACTGGTGGTACGCGTCCAACCGTCTACGCCGGCGGGCCCACGCGGCACGCAGCGCCCGCTCCTCATCGGTGCGGATCATGCCGCGTGCGCTGCGTAGTACGCGTTCCGGATCTCAAGGCGGACTGCACCAGTGACGGGACACAGGATCCCTTGGGTAGTGGCCCACGCCCGGATGGTTGCCGACTCAGACCGGGCCGGACCCTTGGCGGTCTTGGTCTTCTTTGGTTTGCCGCGCAGCTGGGCTTTGGCCTTCGCAAGTTCCGCCTCGAGCTCGGCGACGCGGGCCTGGATGCCCTCCTTTGCCTTCTCCCTGGATGCCAGGGCGGCACGGTCGGCCTGCTCGACGGCCAAGGTGGCGCGCAGTTCGGTCATCAGCTTGATGATCCGCTCGCCAGCGAGGCGGGCTTTGCGGGTGCCGGTGGAGGCGCGTTCGAGGAGCTCGGCGAGGTCGCTGGTGCGCGGACCTGCGTGGCCGTGGGTTGCGGCGTGCATGGACGTCACGGACGGGGCTGGTGGCCCGGCAGGGGTGAGGTTCTGGGCTGCGGTGTCGAGGGCGGTGTCGACGAGGTCGCTGATGTTCATGCTGTCTCCTGGAGGCGTGAGGGGCGGTTGGGGTTGATGCCGTTGGTTTGCTGCATGGTTCGTCGTTCGGGTTGGGTGGTGCCCGCCCAGATCCCGTCGACATCGTGGGTCAGGGCGTAGGTCAGGCACTCGCGGCGCGCTGGACATCCCGCACACACGGGTTTGACCTGCTCGAGCTTCCAGGCGACGTCGTAGTCCAGCGGGTGGAACAGCTCAGGGTCGACGTACACGCAGTGCCCGAGCTCTTCGAACTGAGGGAAGTGCTTCAGGAGGCTCACGCTGCTTCACCTGTGATGGCTGCGGAGACGGCGGCGATGAGGTCTCTTGCTGCGGGTGGGGTGACGGCGTTGCCTGCCATCCGGACCCGCTCGCGGCGGGTGCCTTCCCAGATGTACGTGCCGGGGAACGCCATGCCGGCGGCGACCTCGGCCGGTTCCAGCATCCGGAACATGCAGTCGTCGACGGTGGCCTCGGCTGCGGCGAGCTCACCGGGGGTGATGAGCGACTGTTGCGCCGTGGTCGTCAGGGTTCGCAACGCTTCCCAAGCCGGTGTGGTCATCTCCGCGCCGTCACCCTGGCTGCTGTAGTGCCTGGTGACGAGCGCGTACCGGTCGACGGTCGTCAGCGTGCCCAGGGCCGCGTCGGTGGACTTCGCGGACTGGGTGGCCCCAAAGTAGGGGGTGACCAGGCCGTGGTGTTGTCCGTTGGCGGCGAACGTGTCGAGCGGCTCGTCGGTGGATCGGTGTGAGCGCAGAACCTGGGCGTCGCTGGTGCCTCGCAGCATCGCCATGAACGGCGGGAACGCGATGCCGGTCTCATTGCGGGTCGTCATGGTCCGCAGCGGGTCGTTGGCCGACCTCGGCTGCTTGCCGTCCCTGCCCTCGACCGGGGTCATGATCGGTGGGATCGCCAGGCCTTTGGACTCGATGGTGTGCAGAGTCTTCAGCACGTCCTCGGTCGACCACGCCCGGTAGTAGCCGTTCGGGTCTCCGTAGGCCTGGTGCTTGGGGTCGGCCGCGTCATAGGTGTGCCCGGCAGCTTCGAGGTGGACTGGCCCCCAGTAGCGGGCGATCCCCGCTGCGATGCGGCGGCGGGTCTTGTCAGCGAGGGGCTTGTCGCGGTCGCCGATCTTGGATCCCTTGATGGTCCAGTCGATCGCGGCAGAGGCGGGCAGCCAGCCCGGCTCGACGATCTGGTTACGGCACGAGGTGTTGGGGCACCGGTAGACGTACTGGGAGCGGTACCTGCCGCCGGGGGATTGAGGCTTCTTCCAGGACTGGACGGCGGCCACGACGGTGTCGCAGATCGGGCAGTAGGCCTTGGGTCGCTGCATGGCATCGAGGTCGGGTGCGCGCTCGCCCTTGCGCCAGAACACGACATACATCCGGTCGCGGGACTGCGGTGCTGGCAGGCCCCCAGCCTGGGCGTGCATCGAGTTCAGGAACACCAGGCGGTGCTCGTACCCAAAGGCGTGCATGGCCATCAGCCACGCGTCGAACGGTTCCCAACGCTGCACGTCGATGACGTTCTCGACGATGATCGCCCGGTAGCGGTGCGCCTCAGTGAAGCGGGGCACGTCCCACATGGTGGCTCTGGATCGTTCGGCGGCCTCATCTGGCAGGGTTTCCCCGAACAGGTCTGGCTGGCCGGTCTCACGTTTGCGACCCTTGGCCTGGGAGTGGTTCGTGCACTCCGGTGAGGCCCACAGGATGTCCGTGCTGGGGAACAGGCGCGGGTTGTACTGGGAGATGTCAGCGCACACGTGGTCGGCGTTCGGGTGGTTGGCGTTGTGGACGTCCACGGCCTTCTGCCAGTGGTTCGCGGCGACCCGCACCTTCACGCCGGGCACGAACGTGCCACCAGTGGAGGACCCACCAGCGCCAGCGAATAGGTCGGTCATGGTCAGGTTGTGACTCACGACGTGTCGCCCATCAGGTCGAGCTCGGCGGGGGACCACTCGTACCCGTAGACCGTGCCCAGGGTGTACCGCCAGCCCTTGGTGTGGGACTGGCGCCAGGCGGACGCGGACCGGGCCAGGTCCATGTCGCGGTGCAGGCCGCCGATGACGTCCAGGGCGATCATGGCCTGGGGCAGGGTCAGGGTGCGGATCCGGCGTTCGTAACCGGCGCCGAGGACCTTGGTCATGATGGCCGGGTCGTAGAACATCGCCTGGGATGCCTGGTGCACGCGGGCCCGGGCGATGGTCAACGCGATGTCGGTGTCGCCTTCGGTGATGACCTCGGCGAGGTACTGGTGTCGGACCCGGGCGGCGGTGTCCAGGGTGCGAAGCAGGGTCGCGCGGGCGTTGCGGCCTTCGGGGATCTGGTTGACCTCGGCGGGGATGGCTTCGGTCGGTGCGCACTTGGTCACGACAGGCTGCACTGGTGTCGGGTTCTCGGCGTCTTCCTTGGCGCGGGCGATGTCACCCTTGGCCTCGTTCAGCTTCCAGGACCAGTCGCGGGTCCCGACGAACGCGGCGAGCTCTTCGACGACGGCCAGGTCGGTGAACGCGGCCAGTTCGAGGGCGTCACTGATGGTCAGCTGGCCGTGGTCGACACCCTCACGGGCCTGCTCGGGCAGGTGGACCAGGGTCAGCCGGCCCTCAACGAACGCGCGGGTCCTCCCGAGCTTCTTGGCGATCAGCGTCGGGTTGTAGTTCGGGAACTCCATCAGGGACTGGAACCCGTCGGCCTCCTCTGTGACAGTCAGGCCCTTGCGGTGCCCGTTCTCGATGAGCATCGTCTCGAGCTGCTTCTCGGCGGTGTCCAGGTCGTGGCGGATGATGCACGGCACGGTTTCCAGTTCGGCGTCGACTGCGCTGTTGAGGCGGCGGTGGCCGGCGATGACGGTGTACCGCCAGGACGACTTCAACGGTGCGGCGACGACGAGGGGTTCGATGATCCCGGCCTCGCGGATGGACGCGGTCAGCTCGTCCTGTTCCTGCTGGGTGCCGAGGTTGTGTCTGGCGTTGCGTGGGTGGGGGGCGAGGGACCCGATCGGGATCTCTTTGAACATGGTTTTGTTCGGTGCGGTCATGGTGTGCTCCGGGGGTGGTTCAGGCGCGGGTCGTCGGCGGGAGTGTTGTGGCTGGCGGCGCAGCTGAGGGCGGCGTAGATCACGGTCACCGTCAGGGCCACCAGGTAGATGCCGATCACGCGAGGTGCCGGGCGCGCATCGTGGCCAGGCGTTCGGCCTGCATGGTGCGCAGGTCAGCGGCCCGCTTGATCAGGACCAGACCCAACGTGTCAGCGGCTTCGGCGTCCATCCACGTGGTGAACTCCTCCTCGAGCGCGGCGGCTGCATCTTCGAGGGCGTTCTCCAGCGCGGTCAGGTCGGCGCCGGATCCTGCTCGGGGGGAGATGCGGTCGAGGTTGTTGGCGATCGCGGCGTCGGCGGTCTCCCACACGTGGAACGGGTCGACGAGCTCGGCGAGGTCGATGGTGTCCGGGACGAGGCCGATGCCGGCGTTGACGTCGAGTTTGACCTTCATGCTGTCTCCGATGCGAGGGTGGTGCGGGGATTGCTGGGGTGTGCCGCCCGGGAGGCGTTGATGCGGGCGGCGGTGGCGCAGTTCAGGAGCTCGTTGCCGAGGTTCTGCGCCTGGTCTGCGTCGAGGATCACAGCTGCCCCGGGAGACAGGCTCAATGTGATGCCGTCGACGAAGACGGTCAGGTGGATCATGCGGACGCGGCGAGTCGGTCGAGGGCCACGAGGCGCCACACACGCTGGGGCTTGCCGCCGTTCCCTGCCCAGGTCGTGCACTCGGTCCAGCCGGCGACCTGCAGGGCACCCTTCACGGCCAGGGACCGGATGACCGCACCGATGACCACAGGCGTCACGGTCAACGCCCCGGTCTTCGGGTTGATCAGCCGGGCCCGCAGGCTGTTCGGGTTGACCCGGCCGCCACTGATGCGGGCTTCGGCGACGATCGCGGCCACGATGACCTCACGATCCCGGGCGTGGCATGGGTCGCCAGCGATGAGGGCCAGCAGGTCCGCGGTCTCCGCATCCACAGCCGAGGCCGGGACTCCGGTCAGGACCCGGTCACTCATCCGTGCACCGACTGCGGCGGCTTTGGCCGTGGCAGCATGTCGAGCTGGTCGCCGATCTCACGGAGCGCAACGACCAGCGCGAGGGTGGTATGGACCTGAGCGGCCCGCTGATCGAAAGGGTCTCCGCTCAGCAGCTGTTCGGCCCTGAGGTAGTGCGCGGAGCCGTTCACGACTGCCCTGCGACCCACGCGTCGTCAGCCTCGGACGGCATGTAGGACTCTTCGCCGCCGACGACCTCGCCAGTGGTCATGTTCACCGTCTCCGAGACGATCTCACCGACGATGTCGTGGCTGGACACGTGCGAGATGTCCGCGGTCGGCGTGATGTCCAGACGGACCGTGTTGTCAGCGTCGATTGCCTGCGCCAGCTCGGTGCTCTTCGGCATCCACTTCGACAGCTGACGCACGCACGTCTTGTGGGCCATGCCCTCGAAGTGGTCCTTCCACGGCCCGAACACCACACCCGCCCTGGTCTTCGCGGTGGCGTGCAGGTTGGAGTAGGTGAGCATCTCGTCGTGGGTCATGTAGATGAACGCGTGCCCACCGGTGGTGAACTTCGCGATCGCGTAGTACCCGATCGGGTCGCCACGCTCACCGGTCATCGCAGGCCGGTGGACCAGGGAGTCCGCCAGGCCGTAGTCGATGTCGATGTGGTCGTTGGCGTACACGGTCCGGGCGATCAGGGACTTGATCTGTCCAGAGCGGTGCGCGAGCTCAACGAGGCCCTGGTAGCCGATGACCAGCTGCGCCTGGAACCCGCCACGGCCGTCGTTGGCTTTGGACGACCAGAACGGCAACAGCCACGCGTGACCCAGAACGCCGGGACGCAAACCCAGCTGTGCGCAGGTCATCAACGACCCGAGGACACTGGACCGGTCGCACTCGGCGAGCTTCGGGGTCATCCGCAACGCGGTGATCGCGTCCCGGACCAGCTGGACGGCCTCGGCGCCCTTGGGCATGGCCATCTCGAACTGGGCTTGCATCGTGCTGATGTCCTGCTCGAGGGTGGTGCCCCCGGGCTGGCGTTGGGCGACGGCGTTCTTGGCGACGCGTTCGGTCAGATTGGTTCCCATGTCAGATTTCCTTCGGTGTGGCTGAGATGCGCAGTACGCGGGCGCGGTACTGCGTGTAGAGCTCCGGGTACTCGGTCTTGACCCGGTCGAGGTCGAACACCGGTTTGGTCGACAGTGCGTCGGCCAGGTCGGGGTGGTCGGAGGCGAAGCGCTTGAGCGCGAACGTGCCGTTCGCCTTGGCGGTCATGTAGAGGAGGCCTCCAGCGACCAAGGCCTCTCCGGATCCGAGAAGTTCGCGCAGCTGGGCCTCGAGGAAGTCCTCGACTTCTTGGGCTTCCTTGGTGGTGGCCTTCGCGGCTTTGATCGCGGCATACAGGGGTGCGATCACTTCGGGGTCGGCGATGGTGAGGTCGGTGTCGACGGTCAGCCAGTGGGCTTTGATCGCGGGCAGTGCTGCGGCGTCGACCGGGGGAGCGGTGTTGCCCAGGACGTACTTGTCCCAGAACTCCTGCTCCATCTCGATCAGGAGGGCGATGAACTTCTCGTCGCGTTCGACCCGGCGGATCTGGAAGTCGTTGCCGTCGATCAGGGCGACGACGTGGGCGTGGCTGCGGCCGGTCACGGCGAGGCCGTGCTGGACCTGGACTTCGGCGTGGTCGGCGATCTGCTCGTTGTCCCAGTCGTCAGCCATCCGCCAGTTGGTGCACTTGGACTCGAAGATCCCGCCGTCGCCGACGTTGCCGTC